TAATGGCTTGACTGCAGGTACTACTTATTACTATTGGTTGAGAGCAGTGAATCATAGTGATGTGCATTCTAGTTTCGTAGCAGTGGGTGCAGGAAACTTCACAACAGTCACAAGTGCAGAAAGCATTGTATCAAATGTAGATAGAGCTTCTTTCTTCTACCAAAGCAAAACAGGTAACACCAACGCACCAAGCAATTCTGAGTTCAGTGCTATATCAGGTAGAAACCCAGTTACCAATGACATGATTATAGTTACTAGGACAGATACTAACCCAGACCAGTCCAAAGCCTATAAGTATGGTGGTAGCTCTTGGTCAGAAGTCAGCAACCTTGTATCTGGAGATATGATGGTTGATGGTACGATTGGTGCATCAAAGATAGTCACAGATGCAATTACATCAGACAAAATTGATGTCTCCACCTTGTCAGCTATATCTGCTAATGTAGGAACGATTACCGCAGGAACAATTAATGGTACTAATATGAGTATCACTAATTTAGATGCAGGTAATATAACTACAGGAGACCTTAATGCTAATAATATTAATCTTAATGGCACTACGCTTACAGTCACCGCTAATGGTTTACAGGTAGGAACTTTTGATGGTGTAAGCCATGTAAACCCAAATACTATTGGAGCTGTACTTGCTGCACAAGGCACACACACCTTCAGTAACACAGCTACAACAGGAACAGGAACTTCTTATTCAGTTCCAGAACTTCTTGGTGGTTCTGTTATTACGTTGACTATTCCTGCTACGAAAACTGCGGAAACTAAGACCTATTTAGTGCAATTAGCAGTCAACCCTGTAGGAATAGCTTCAACAAGACAAGCTAATGTGGGTAATTTCATAGTATCAGGTTATTTATATGGAGGAGCAAACGCTTCACTGGCAGCTATAGGTGTAAGTGATAACGCAAGTTACACAAGTGATGGTGCTATAAACTCTTCTCCTTTTGCTCAAAGTGGCTCTTTGGTGTCAGGAAATTGGGTTGGTACATCAAGTGTCAATTTGTATCAGAATGCGGTACAAGTCTCTACGATGGCAGTAGGTTTAAAATTTGATGTCACTACTTCTACTTCTGCTGCGACTACAAAATATATTTATATTTGGGGAGGATTATTTGGAGTGACCATTCCAAATATGCAATACTCAGCTACAGTTTTTGGATTGTTCAGATGATAGCAGTTTCTATATACAACAAGTCAACAGGACAGATTATACAAAATCGTTCTGTAGTTAGTCTGGATGAAATTATTTTACCAAATACGCTTGGATATGTAGAAGGCACTTATACTATATTTCATAAAAAATGGAATGGTACACAAGTTGTAGACTATGCAATCCCTTATATATCAAACTCTAATACTTTTCTTGTCCGAAGTAAAAGAAACACGCTTTTAGCTCAATCAGATTGGACACAAATGCCTGACTCAGCTTTAACAGATAGCAAGAAAGCAGAATGGGCAACCTATCGTCAAGCCTTGAGAGATATGATGGCTTCTTATACTGATAGCGAGAGCAACACAGTAGAAAACACAACCTTTCCAACACAACCAAGCTAATGATTGCAGAAGATTTATGTGGATGTCTTACACACGAAGGTCACTTTGTTAATTTCTCCTTGCCAGAAAGCGGTCATATTGTAGTGTTAGAACTATTGCAAGGACCACATGGTGAGGAAACAAGAAGCGAAAGAGTTATGACTATTCAAGAAGCAAAAGAATACTATAATCAATTGTTGGAATTTAGATACGAAGATGTAGGAGTAATGATTTATGAATGAAGAAAAAGTAATAGCAGAAGGTGTTATAACTGACAAAGAACCAATCAAGAAAAAACTTGAATTAGATATAGATGTTACACCTCACAATTTAGGCGAAAATCCTTATGCAAAATGGGTGCATTTAGCAAAAACCATAGATGCATGGAGAATATTTCCAAGGATATTCGTAAGTGTTTATATAGTGCTTTTGTATAAAGTTGTGATTTGGTTTATGGAATTGCCAGAACCAAACCTAGAGCAGTCTGCCTTAGTTTCTATCGTTGTCGGTGCAATGGCAGCTGTGTTTGGTATTTATGCAGGAACATCAGGACAAAGTAAGAAGTTCAAAGGCGAAGATTGATGGAAGTATTTGACCTTATAGAAAAGGTTGGATTGCCGATAGCAGGTGCATTAGTAATGGCTTACTTTATATTCTTAGTGATGAAGCAGCTAATGGATGGATTAGTAGCTGAGATAAAAACTATTCAGGGTATAACTAAAATGTTGATAACAAGAGCATCAATTATGAATAACGACATAATTAGAATAGATGTTTCAGTTTCTAGTGCATTAGATTTGAGTCCAGATTTAGCTAGGATTGCAAGAGCAGAAAACTTTGTTGAAGATGGCAAAATTGATGCTAGAAGGGATTAATGGACGTTGTTCAGCTAATAGCAGATTTTGGTTTTCCTGTAGTTATGGTTGTTGGTTTAGGATATTTTGTTTATTTTGTGTGGCAGACTATTACCAACATAATAGACCCTGCTATACAAGAAATGAAAGGCACTATAATTAGATTAACTGACCAATTACGTCTTTTAGACCAAGATATGATACGATTACAACAGAAAGTAAATACTGTTCTTGAATTGAAAGAGGAGAATAAGTTGAACAATGGCGGAACTAAAGAAAAAAAGAGGACGTCCGAGCAAAGCGGAACTCAGACGAAGAAAAGAAGAAGCTAGTAAACAAAAAATTGTTTGGTTTGCTGTAGCTGTAGGGATTTTTTTGCTTGGCGGAATCTTCGCAACTAATTTAGAAGCTGACGAAATGGTTTTCAAATTCAAAAGTCCTAGTTTTTCAGGTGTCGGCACTTCTAGTCATTATCTGACTATAGAAAATCAACAATTCAATAGAAAAAAGGCTATCAAAGAAGAAATAGAAGCATATAAAGAAGAATTAAAGCGAGAAGCAGAAAATACTACTTTAGCTAGATTTATTCGTAATCTTGAGAGTAGAATATATGCACAGCTATCTAGACAGTTAGTTGAAAACCTGTTTGGTGAAACCTCTAGTGAGAGCGGAACTATAACATTGGAAGGAAATACGATTGAATACTCAACTGATGGAGATTTCATTACGCTTACGATTACTGATGCCGAAGGTGGTACGACTGTTATCACTTTGCCTATCGGTAGTTTTACTTTCTAGTTGTGCTACAAGTGGTTACTTACAAGAAGTACCTATAATAAAAAAAGCAGAAGTAGGAGAGTTAGTTGTAAAAGAATTAGCTGATTTTTCATGCCCTACTAGAAAGCCGACTATAGCAGTTTATCCTACCGCATTTACTGACCAAACAGGGCAAAGACGAGGAAATAGTAATTTTGCAACCTTTAGTACTGCTGTAACACAAGCACCTCATATTTACTTAATTAGAGCCTTACAACACGCATCACAGAACAAATGTAGTTTTTTTGATGTGGTAGAACGTACAGGATTAGATAATTTGAGCAAAGAAAGGCAGATTATTAGGTCAGCTAGGGAGAAATTCAAAGATGAAGATAAGTTGCCACCTTTGTTATTTGCAGGTTTACTCATGGAAGGAAGTGTTGTAGGATATGAGAGCAATGTTAAATCAGGCGGTTATGGTGCGAGGTATTTAGGCATTGGAGCCAGTAAAGAATACCGAGAAGATACAGTAATAGTTTCTTTACGCACAGTATCAGTATCTACTGGTCGCATTTTAATTGAAGTCTTGGTCTCCAAAACTATTTTGAGTTATGGGATAAGCCAAGACATATTTAGATTTGTGGCTAATGACACAGAGTTAGTAGAGATAGAGAATGGTATGACCGAAAACGAATCAGTCAATATTGCACTCCAAGCAGCTATAGAAACTGCAGTTCTGAAAACTCTTGAGAAAGGAGTTCAAGCAAATCATTGGAGTATAAAAGATGAATAAATTATTAACAGTAATAGCTCTGTTGTTAGGCACAATCGTTTATGCAGCAGATAATGAAGTGTATATAAATCAGTCAGGTGCGACTTTTAATGCTGATATAGAGCAAATGGGTTCTGGTAACATCATAGGTGGTACTGGTTCTACTGCAGGTTCTATGACTGCACTAGATTTAGATGGTGCTAGTATGACGCTTGATATAAATATGATTGGTTCTACCAATAAATTCTTAGGTGATATTTGGGCTGATAATTACACAGGTTTTTTTGAGTTTGATGGCAGCAGCAATGTATTTAATATGCAGACAGACCCAACAAATGCGTTTGGTGCTGATGGCTCAAATGTTAATGTTGATGTGACAGGTGGCTCAAATGTCTTTACACTAAATCATGCAACATCTGCTTTGGCGAGTCAGTTAGACCTTGATTGGATTATACAAGGTAGTAATAACAGCATAACTGCAGCTATTGATGTAGATGGTGCAACAAACTATATGAGTTTAGATGGTAGTGATAACACAGTAACTTATGATGGAGATGGATATGCAGGCGGATATTTCCACCTTACGCACGATGGCGGTAGCAGAACATTCAATATTGACCAAGCTAGTACACTTGATAACGACTGGCTTAAAGTGGAAAGTACTGGTAGTTCTGGCGTTGTGTGTATCAACCAAAACGATCAAGGCACAGCAGTCGGTTGCTGATATTGGAGAAGTTAAAGAGTTAAGCGGTTATACAAAAGTCATCAGAGATGATGAATATGACCCGACAATAAAATTTCCTATACAAAGTCTTGATGATGTAAGGACATCTAATGGACGTATTGCTATTGAATTTTTAGATGAATCACAAGTAAAACTAACCGAACATTCTTCTTTGATAATAGATGAATACATCTATGACCCTAATCCTTCTAAATCTAAAATGGCACTCAAGTTTGCTAGTGGTACTGCTAGATTCATTACAGGCAGTCTTAATAAGATAGACAAAAAAAACATTACTTTGCAAACACCAACTGCAAATATAGCTATTCGTGGTACAGATTTTACTTGTACTGTAGACGAGTTCGGAAGAAGTCTTATTATTTTGCTACCTGATATCAATGGTCTTTCTAGTGGTGAAATTATAGTATCTACTGGTATGGGAAGCGTAACATTGAACAAACCTTATGAATCCACTACAGCTACACTGTTTACGAATATGCCTAGTAAACCTGTTATTTTAGACCTTACCCTAGAATTTATAGACAATATGTTGATTGTGAATCCACCTAAACAAAATGTATCTTATGCTGAAGAAAGCCAACAAACAAAGTCTGCAGACTATTTGGACTTCAATGACTTAGACATTGATTTTTTAGCAGAAGATTTTTTAGACAATAGAAATGAATTACAGTTTACCGAGTTAGATATAAATTATTTAGATGTGAATTTCCTAGAAGATTTACTAAATATCTTAGATGCCTTAGCAATAGGTGAGGACGAAGATGAACTAAACTTACAGGCGACTGGTATTAAAATATCAGGCACTAATATTGGCAAAGATACAGACACGCAAATAACTACAATTATAACAGGACAACAAATATCACTTAGACGACAAGTATCAGATTCTATGCAATTAGATTTAGATGGTAGCGGCTCATATACATTAATTATTGTGCAAGATGGTGTCTCAAATGTAGTTAAGATTAATGGTGGTGGAGATTCCACTATAACAATTAAACAAAGCTCATGAATTATAAATTTGGCTTATGTTTATTGTTAGTATTATCACTACCACTTATATTCCAAAGTACACCAACAGAAATATTAAAACTCAAAACATTTGATTATTTAATAGAAACTCCTGCACCTTCTGGAAATTTCGCAATATTAAATATAACAGAAGCCGATGTTGATGCAGCAGGTGGTTACCCTTTTCCAAGAGAAACATTAGCAAAAATACATATAGACCTTCTAAGAAAAGGTGCATTGGGTGTAGGTTGGGTTCTAGCATTCCCACATGCAGACAGGTTTGGTGGTGATAAATACTTTGCTGAAGCATTGTCTTATTCGCCTTCAGTCATAGCTTTGTTTGAAAACAATAATGGTATATATCCAAAAACAACTGGAACAGTTATTTTAGGAGAAGGAAAAGGTGGTTTTCTTTCTGGCGGTACAGTACAGAATATTAAAGGATTAAATGCACTAGAAGGAATTGCATCAGCACCTGTGGATGTTGATAATTTAGTAAGAAGAATACCTTTGTTATACAAATCTCCTGATGGTTGGATTGCTTCTTTCGGCACACAAGTTTTGAAATCTCTGACTGGTGCAGATACTTACATTATAAAAACGAATGATAATGGTATAGAGGAAATAACAGTCAAAGGTATAAATCCAGTCAAGACAGATAGTTTCGGTAGAAAATGGATATCTTGGATTGTTCCACGTGAAACCTCATTGTCTGAAATGGAAGTAGAAAATAAATTTGTATTTGTTGGTGTAACAGCAAAAGGTGTAATGCCGCAATTAGCTACACCAGTTGGTTTGTTAGAGCCACACTATATACAAGCAGCATTGTCAGAATCTTTGTTAATAGAAAATAGTCCATTTGTACCTGATTATGCATTAGCAGCCGAGATTGCTATGCTTTTTATCACAGTGATAGCCATATGGCTCGTTCTAAGCAGTTTTGGGATAACATTGGGTATAAGTATAGCTACGTTATTAATGTTGATTACAGCGGCTTCTGGATATTACCTAATACAAAAAGGCATATTGATTGATGTAACATGGACTTTGTTGTCACAATTTATAACAGGTGCGGTAGCTTTCTATTTAAGATTCAGGGAACAATTCAAATTAAGATTAGAAATTAAAAAACAATTTGAGCAT